TACCGATCTTGCCTGTCATTTACTTGATCGTGAGACAATTCGTTGTACTGATTACGCTAACCGGAAACAGCGGGTTCCTAATTGCGTCACATTGTCGCCACAATTCGTCCGTGACTGCGACTGGCTTCCCGATTCCTGCGCTTACAGCACGCTGGCCCGTGGCGAGAAGCTGGAATGGTGGCACCCGCTGGTATCCGGCAGCGCAGACACAGTGCATAGCGCAGGGGTTTCGGTGCGTGGCAAGATAAGCGGAGCGAGCATTAACGATGCCTGATAAAGACGACACACGCGCTGAACAGGAAAAGCTCCTAGGCCCGTCGCGCTACTGGCAGAACGAACTGGAAAAAGCCAGTCAGTTTGAGCGCGATTGGCGGGAACGCGGTGGGCGCGTGGTCGAGCGATACCGTGACGAGCGCGAGGGTAGTGCGCTTATCGGCCCGGTATCCAGCCGGTTTAATATTCTGTGGGCCAATACCGAGACCCTGAAGGCCGCTCTGTTCGCACGCATGGCAAAGCCGGATGTGCGCCGTCGCTTTCCCGATCCCAACCCCGCCGCCCGACAGGTTGCCATTCTTCTTGAGCGCACGCTTTCATACGATCTGGATATTTACGACTCAACGCGCCCTTTGACTGCGGCGCTGGAGGACTATCTGTTGCCGGGACGCGGTGTTGTCTGGGTGGTTTATGAACCTGTCATCGTCAAGGAAAAGATAAAAATCGAGGTCAAGGACGACGATGTTAATGTCGTTGAAGAAGAAGAGATTGAACGTCTTGGCGACCAGCGTTGCCGTCTGGAATACGTGCATTGGCAGGACTACCGTGAGAGTCCGAGCCGTCGTCCAGAAGATGTAACATGGCGTGCCAGACGGCATCTGTTTACACGGGATGAATTGGTTGGGCGCGGGTTTAACGATGCCTATGAGGTGCCGTTGACATGGATGCCTGACAATAGTTCCAACGAAGATTTCGATGAAATCTACAACCGCGCCGAGGTCTGGGAAATCTGGGATAAGGTGCAGCGCAAGCGGCTGTTCGTAGCGACGGGCTATAAGGATTTGTTGGCCGAGGATGACGATCCATATCAGTTGACCGGCTTTTTCCCGACACCGACGCCGCTGATTGCTGTTCGCACCAACAACACCTCAATCCCGGTGCCGGAATTTACGCTGTACCAGGATCAGGCTGACGAACTGGACAGGGTAACCAGTCGCATTACCTATTTGATCGAAGGGCTGAAGCGGCGTGGAGTTTATGACTCCTCAGTCCCCGAACTGGCGCATCTGGCGACTGCCGGGGATAATGATTTTGTCCCGTCCGAGAATTTTGCGTCACTGGCGCAAAAGGGCGGTCTTGGAGTTGTCTTTCAGACTGAGGATATTTCCCAGATTTCCAGCGTCTTGCAGGGCCTCTACGCACAGCGGGGTCAGGTGCTTCAGATCATCTATGAGGTGACGGGCATTTCTGACATCTTGCGTGGCGGCGGCACCAAGGCGAGTGAAACGGCTACGGCGCAGCAACTCAAGGCCCAGTATGGCTCAATGCGTTTGCGCCTGCGTCAAGATTCCATCCAGAAATATATCCGCGACCTTTTCCGTATCAAGGCGGAACTGATCGCTGAGAATTACGAACCGGATATTCTCCAGCGCATCACCGGCATGGAAGTGAGCGACGAGATGCTGGAGATCATGCGAAACGACAAGCTCCGCAATTATCAGATAGATGTCGAAACCGACAGCACAGTGTTCGCTGACGAAGAGGAGATGAAGCGGACGCGGGTGGAATTTGCCAATGTGATGGGCAATTTCTTGGTCCAGGCGATTGAGGCGACACGGTCCGCACCGGAGATCACGCCGATTGCCTTTGAAATCCTCAAGTTTGTGTCAGGGGCGTGGAAGATCGGACGTAATTTCGAGGATATTATCGGTCAGACCGAGGCCCAGGTCATGCAGCAGCTACAGGCGCAGCAGCAGCAGCCGCCGCAGCCCAGTCCTGAAGAACGGGTCCAACAGCAGAAGATTGCTGCTGAATTGGAGCGTGAGAAGCTGAAACAGGAAGGAAAGCTGGCTGATATAAGCTCGCGTGAGCGAAGCAAGGCAGCGGAAATCCAAGAAGGTGGGCGTGCCTCACAGGAGCGTGTCCGCTCCAAGGAAGACCTGGCTATGCTTGAGGCTGAACTGAAAATGATGGAGGGCCAATGACCTCTAGCCAGTATAAGCGTAATTTTGACGATATTAAGTGGGGATGTAAGAGACAGCGGCCTCGTATTGACCGGAAACGGTCCAAACGGGGGATTGAGGTGATAAAGGATATCGAACCGTTTATTTCCCCTATTGATGGAAACACTATAGGCAGTCGTTCTGTATTGCGCGAACATGAAAGGCGGCATAATGTCCGCCAGATTGGCAATGACTGGGCGGGCAGTGAACGCCCTATCAACTGGGATCAGGTGAAAAATGTCAGACACTGAGACAAGCACCCCGGAGCCGGGGCCAGCGTCAGAACCCACCACACTTGATGGTGTGCTGGAAAGCGTTATCAAGGGAGAGTTCACGGATAGCGAGCCGGAACCCACTTCTAGTGAACGACGACCTCTCGCTGGAGAATCAAGCGCGGAAGAAGTTGAAGTCCAACCGGACCCATCAGACGAACCCGCCGAGGGCCATGAGGCCGCAGATGCAGAAGCCACTCCCGATGCGGATATACCGGATTCCGCCGTGGAGCCAGAGCCGGATGCGCTTGCTGCGCCGCGAACATGGCCCGCTGAACACCGTGAGGCGTTTGAGCATCTACCCGAAGATCAGCAGAACTTTATGCTGAAACGGGAGCAAGAACGTGATTCGGCGTTCACTCGCAAGACGACTGAACTCGCAGAGCAGCGACGAGGAGTGGAAGGATTGCAGGGTGTTCTGGCACCGTACAAGGCGCAGATGCAGGCCAACGGCATTAGCGAGGCGGAATATGTCTCGCGGCTGATGAGCTATGACAATGCGTTACGGCAGAACCCGCAAGCCGCACTCCAACATCTTGCCCAGCACTACGGGGTCAAATTGCAGTCTGGCGATTCGGGCGTGGATTGGAGTGAGGAACCCTCGACCGATCCGCAAATTCAACAACTGCAACAGCAACTGAACCAGACGCAAGCATACGTCCAATCTATGCAACAGTCGCAAGTCAACGCTCAACAGCAGCAACTTGTGGATCAGGTTGAGTCCTTCGCAACCGTTAAGGATGCGAAGGGAGGACTCAAGCATCCATATTTTGAGAAGCTGCGTGAGCGAATGGGGCGATTGGTAAATGCCGGTGAGACCACAGATTTGGAAGTCGCGTACAACATGGCACTTCGTTTGGACGATGATCTTTACAAAGAGACCATTGCCAACGAACGCAAGTCCGTTTCCAAACAGGAAGATGCCAAGCGCAAAGCGGCTGTCGAGAAGGCCAAGAAGGCACAACCGACAGGCAGCGGCGCAGTGTTGCCGGGTGGCTCCGTAAAATCATCTGATCTTGACGATATTTTACGCAAGCAGATTGGATCAGCAGTGTCTGGGTAAGTTTTCTGTTGCTCCTTTGATGGGAGCAAGTAACTATGGCTACCTCTCCAAATAGTACCTATACGGAGATTGTAACCACTACGCTTGCTGGTTACTCTAAGACGATGGCCGACAACGTGACCAACAACAATGCGTTGTTGCGTCACATTGACCAGAACGGGAACAAGTCTTCCGCGACGGGACGCACCATTGTTCAGGAGCTTGAGTACGCTACGAACTCGACAACCAAGTGGTATTCGGGTTACGAGGTGCTTGATACTTCGACCAGCAATGTCTTCACCGCTGCCGAGTTTAATTACAAGCAGTTGGCGGGGAATGTGGTTATCTCCGGTCTTGAGCAGGTCGAGAACAGCGGCCCAGAGCAGATTTTCAATCTGCTTAAAAGCCGTATTCGGAACCTTGAGAAATCGCTCAAAAACACGATGGCGGCTGCACTCTATGCAGACGGCACCGGAACTGATTCAAAAGAACTTGGCGGGTTGCAGCTATTGGTCCCCGGCACCGTGGGTAACACGGTTGGCGGCATCAACAGCACGACCTATTCGTTCTGGCAGAATCAGGTCTATGACTTCTCGACGGAAGGCGTCGCCGCTTCCGCAACCACGATCCAGACGGCCATGAATACTCTGTGGCTGGCTTGTATCCGTGGCGCGGATCGGCCAGATGTGATCGTCGGGGACACGACTTACTTCGGGTTCTACTGGGCGTCTCTTCAGACGAACCAGCGGTTCACGAGCGATGAGTCGGCAGCGGCTGGATTCATGAATCTTATGTTCATGGATGCTCCGGTGTATTACGACGATCAGTGCCCGACTACCAAGATGTACTTTCTGAACACGGACTACCTATTTCTCAGGTATGCTGCGGGACGGGAGTTTGTGCCTCTTGGCGAGAAGGCTTCTGTTAACCAGGATGCACTTGTTATGCCAGTTGCGTGGGCCGGTAATTTGGCCGTAAGCAATCGCGCACGGCAGGGTGTCATCCAAGCCTAGAGGAGGAGCGAATGGCTTATACGACACAATCAGCCGTTGGCATTGACTTCGATGGCGGGACGGAATCAACCCCATCCCAAGCCATCGGGACTCGCATGGTTGGGAATGACAGCTCGACTTGGCTATACGTTACCGCTGGTTCTGCTATCGCGCAGTACGATGTGGTGAGTGTGGACGAAGACTATTCGGGTATCCCTGCCACAAAAGCAGCCATTGACGATGGCCATATTATCGGGGTTGCCCCGGAGGCCATTAGTTCTGGAGAATACGGTTGGGTCCAGCTAACGGGGGTCGTCACGATGAACGTGCTGGCATCCGCTGCTGCTGACGTAAAACTCTATTCGTCCGCAACCGCTGGCTCGCTTGACGATGACTCCTCCGGCCAGTCGAGAGTCGCCGGTATCTGCTTGACGACGGCGCGTGGAGGAACCGACGGCGAGGCTCCCGGCTTGGCAACCTGGCCGCGTTCGTTTGATATCTAACTCAAAGGAGGTGCGGGGGTGGCAACGCCCCCGTACTACTTTTGCTGATGAGCAATATACGTATAGAGATATTTGCCGGAGAGAACGGCTCACCTGATCTGGTGGAAATCCGCAGAGTCGGGGACTTCAATACGGTTATCTACAAGATTTCCGAAAAGGAGGACTATCTGCAAGAACGCTTCCCCGTGGAATGGGCCGCATATCAGAACGGACATCGCGGGAAGGTGAGGCCGAAGGGCACGCTCTTGACCGAATTAAAGGGCGTAGGGGCACGCAAGGAAAAGGTTTTGATACAGCAGGATGTAAATACTGTCGAGGAACTCGCTGACCTGTCTGATGCTTCTGTCGGCGCTCTAGGTGCTGGGACTGTGGATTTGCGGAAGAAAGCGCGTGATTACATTGCGGCACGCGAGGGAATGAAGCCCGTACAGACAGTCGGATGATGCGATGACGCTTCTCACAATTTGCCAGGACGCAGCAAAAATCATCGGGATAACTGCGCCTGATTCGGTAACATCTTCAACTGATACGTCGGTTATTCAACTGGAAGCGAGCGTCAACCAGGAAGGCCGCGCACAAGTGCAGAAGTACGGGTGGGAAGTGCTGGTGAAAGAAGGGAGCCACACAACCGTAGGGACTGAATCCCAAGGCACGATGGTTTCGATTGCAAGTGATTTTGGACGATTCAGTAACGATACCATGTGGAACCGGACGACGAACCGGCGCTATTACGGCCCGATTACGGATTCGGAATGGCAGCAGATACTGGCTGTAGTAAGTGGTGGGATCGCAAATTATTTTCGGATACGCGGCGGTAATTTGCTCATGTATCCCACGCCTACTGCCGGACAGAGCGTCAAGTTTGAATATATTTCCAGATACTGGGTAGATACTGCTGGCGGATCGTCTCCTGATGCTGACAAGTTCAGCGGGGATTCACAGACTACGGTGCTGAAAGAAGAATTGATTGTCCTTGGCGTAGTCTGGCGCTTTCTCAAGCTCAAGGGACTGCCTTACGAGCATCAATATGTTGATTATCAAAACAGACTTTCTGAATACACCGGCCACGATGGTGCGAGTCCGATCCTGCACATGGGCGGTCCAGGCCGCGCTATCTTGGCGCTTAACGAACCTGAAGGAAATTACACCCTCTAACTCTCTACTTTAGGAGATTACGATGAATAATAGTAAGAAGAAGAAGAAGGGGGAAAGGGCAACCCCAAGCCACGGGCGGCTTGCAGAGCTTCACCATACTAGGAAAACTTGATGGCGCGAGACCTCTACGGCGAAATGCTTTCGCGGGCGCTCAATCGGGGCGCACCGCAGGGTCAT